TATATTGACTTTCTAACATAGTATTATTATTTGTATTAGAGCCTTTTTTAAATTCATCATTATTATTAACATAATTTGATGATGGTATAGAATTTTGTGGCAAATAAGTATTTGGATTTCCTCCTCCATTGTTATTGTTACGTTGTTCTAATAATTCATTGTATTTATTATCAATATTTTCATTTTCTTTTAACATAGTAAAACCATTTGATGTATCAATATTATTTAAAGAAGAAACATTATTATTTGTAAAATTTATATTATTATTAGTTTTATTATTTTTATTAGTTTCTTTCTCAATAATTTTAGTATGAAAATAGCCTACTGATTTATCAACAAGTTGTGAGTTTATTGTTGTTAAATTTCTTTCTAATGAAGGACATTTATCATATGCTATTGAAGCCATTTTATTAAAAGTAGTACGATAAGCTGAATTTTTTGAAATATCTTTGTTAGTGCGTTTTGATATTTCTTCAGATACTTGTTTAAATGTATTATCTAAATTATTTTGAGAATAATATAAATTTTTAACATCATTATTATTGTTATTATTCATTTCTATATTTGTAATTATATTTATAAAAAAAAAATAATATAATACTATTATATTTTATTAATATATTTTAATTCTATATTATACTTTTATATTTTTTATATTATTCTTTTTTATAATTTTTATTATTTTTATAATTTTTATTATTTATTGTATTTTAATTATACTATTGTTTTAATCATTTTCATTTTTATAACAAATACCTAAACATTGATTACGAAGTATAATATAATTTTCTAACAAATTAGTATTTGTACCTTCACTTAAATAAAAAGTCATTGATAAAATATTTACAAGTTTATTACATAATAATTTATTAGTATTAATATGTTTTTTATTTTTTTTAATATAATTTAAAAATTCATTTAAATAATTAAAATCTTCTGGTTTTTGTTTATCACAAGTTTCACAAATACAACTTAGTATTCTTTCAAAATATGAAATATAATCTTCTACTACTTCTATAACAGTTTGATTATTATTATTTTCCATTTTGTCTTAAAAATTAACTATTAACAAATTGATAATAATTGATAATAATTTATAATAATTATTAAATATTATTTAAAATATCAATTTTTATAAAAAAATTACTATAATATATTAAAAAATAAAAAAAAATAAAATATAAATAAATAGTTTACACTCTTGAAGATTTAAAATGGGACAAAAAATAATTAAATTACAATTTTTAAATTTAAAAATATCCTATTTTATTTATTCAATATATGTTACTGATTTTATTATCTTCCATCAATGACACTATAGCTACGTTGTTCTAAAAACATTATTTGTGAGTGTAGTGTAGATGCCAAAAAATCTTCAGATACTTTTGAAGAAGTATCATACCCATAATTTACACGACTTGAAATAGTCAAACCTTGAAGTTTTTTAACATATTTCAACTTAAATGTTGTCCCATTTTAAATCTTCAAGGGTGTAAAATAAAAAATACTATACTATACTATACTATATACTATATTATTTTTGTTTATTAAAAAAATCATTTCTTTTATTATTCATAGTATCATCATCTACAATATTTTTTACAACTGTTTCAAATGTTTTACCATCTAATAAGCTTGTTATAAAATAAATACAATACATACCACATTCACTGTTTTTATATTGATGTCTAACTTTATTAATTTTTATTTCAAGTTTTTTATTTAATTTATATGCTTGTTCTTTTAATCTATTCATTAATACTACAACCTCTGGATTAGGTTTTATTCCATAACTATCCCAATAACATATTTCACCTCTATTAATATCACAATTCATTGCTACCCAATGACTGCCAGATTGTGTATGTTTATCTAAATTAAAAATAACACCTATTTTAGTTTTACCTTTTTTCATTAATTCATCTAAATTTATTTTACATAATTCATCAACAACACATTCACCAAACCCTACTTTAGTATCAAAATCCATAGGTACTGGACCAATAAATTCAAAATCAGGATATTTTATTTCATATTGATTCATTACATCTCTAATATCAATCGTATTTAACCATTCACGTGGATTTTCAGTCCAAGTTTTAGGCATAAATGGTTTAAAATTTTTTAATAATTCTTTTTGTAAATAACTATCTTTAATAAATTCTTGTTTTAACCAACATAATTCATCATTACATTTATATTTCATAACATTGTTAATAGCATTCCATAATGTTTTACCTGTTGTTATAGTAGTAAAATCTATTTTCATTTGAGGATGTGTTTCATTCCATTTTGTTGCTATTTTACGAAGAGCATCAATTGTAAAACAACTTTCACTTGTTACTGATTTTATTATTTTTACATTTGTTTTTGTTATTTTTTTTTGTTTTGATAAATTAGATATATCAATTGGTTCAATAAATGGAGCACACTTTTTATTCACTTTTGTTTTTTTAGAATTTGTTTTTTTAGAATTTGTTTTTTTAGAATTTGTTTTTTTAGAATTTGTTTTTTTAGAATTTGTTTTCTTATTTTTACGTTGATATGCTTTTTTATAATTTTTTTTCATTTTTTAAACTTTTAATTTATTATCTATTAAATTTATAAAAGAAATTAAAAAATAAATAATTAAAAAATAAATAATTAAAAAAATAAATAATTAAAAAAATAAATAATTTTCATTAATTATTTTGAAAATTCATTATTTCTAAAAAAACTCTATGTTTTGAATATTCTGGATCACTAAACATTTCAAGTAAAATATTTTCTGTTGAAAATGAACTATAATTGTCTTTTAAATTTTCTTTTAATGTATCTCTAATATATTTTTTCAGTTCACTTGATTTTTCAACATATAATTTATTTATCATATTTTTTAATTCATTTTCATTTAATTTGTCTTGTTTTGTATCTGTTAATTCTTTTTCATAATAGTACTTAATATAAAAATAAGTAACATCTTTTACCATATCAGCCAAATTACTCATATTGAATTATAATATTAATTACGCTATTAATTACACTATTAATTACACTATTTATTTTATTATATAATTTTATATTATTATATATTTAAATTAATATAATTATATTTAATTAGTATTCTTTTATATTTTAATAAATTTATTTAATAAATAAAAACGAATACGTTTTAGTTTTATATATATTTTAGTTTTTTTTATTAGTTATAAATTATAATTTTTTAAATATTATAATTATAATTATAATTATAAATATAAATATAAATATAAAATTATACATATAAATAAATATAATTATGTTTACATATGTGATAAAAATTTACAATCAATTTAAAAATTTATATAATATTAAAAAACATATTGATTGTATTTACACAATAAAAGATATAAATAATGAAGAAAAAAACAATAAATTATTTAAATCATTGAAAGATATTATTTTTAAATCAGGAAGTTTATATATCAAATTTTTACAATGGTATATAAGTAAATTAAAAGCAAATATAATAAATAATAATAATCCAGATACAATTATAACTATTAAATTTATAAATTATTTTGAGGATATATTTGAACAATGTCCTTATCATAGTTTAGAACATACTAAAACTATTTTTAAAGAAGTTATGTATGGTATTGAACTTGAAGATTATATAGATATTTCTACATTTAAAGCAATTGCTTCAGGGAGTATAGGACAAGTTTATTACGGTAAACGCAAACGAGATGGCGTTGAAGTTGCTATTAAAGTAAAACATCCAACAATTGATACTGATTTAGAAAATCAATATGAGTTATTAACAGTATTAAGATATATACAATCTATTCATTATTTTAAAGTTAAATATAATTTAATTTTTAATATAGATGATTTTTTAGAAGATATAAATTTACAATGCGACTTTAATAACGAAGCAAATAATGTTAAACAATTTATTGAAAATTTTAAAGATAGTGAAAAATATATTATTTTTCCAAAAATATTATTTCAATCAAATGATTTACTTATAAGTGAATATATAGAAGGAGAAAGTATAGAGAGTTTAAGTGATATGGCTAAATTTAAAACATCATTAAATTTTATATGTTTTTTTAAACAAATGTTATTTATTGATAATTTTATTCATGGTGATTTACATTGTAAAAATTGGAAAGTAAAGTATAATAAAGATACAAAAATTACTCAAATGATAATATATGATTGTGGTATATGTTTTCAAAATAGTAATATAAAATTATCAACTGATTTTTGGTTTGCTTTAATTAATTATGATATCGATAATTTAATAATAGTATTAAAAGAATTTTTAAAAATTAATAATAATTTAAATATACCCTATTTTACTTTAAAAAAATTTGATGAAGAAGTTACATATATTTTTAGGAATATAATTGATAATAATAATCATATGGGAACTTCATTAATTATGAATATTTTATTAGATATATTTAGAAATAACAATCTTATTATAAATAAATTTTTATTGAACTTTACTATATTTATTTGTGTTATTGAAGATTATATGAAAAGTAATAATTTAATTAGTAAAACAATTAATAAAAATATTACAATGTTTGATGTTATAAATGATAGTCAATTTGATATTATTGCTTTTTGTGAAACAAATAAATGTTATACAAAAGTATGTGACCTTATTAAACTAAAATCTAAAGATAATTTTAAAGTATATAAAAATAATAATAAATTAAATAATTTTGAAAATAATGAAAAAAAAAAATTATTTAGTAGTATAGAACTTTCAACTTTAACATTTAAACCACCAGAATAACTTATTTTATTTTTTATAAAATTGATTTTTTTTATTTTTTAATTATTTTTATTTATTATTTCTTGATAAATTAAATTATTAAATTATTAAGTTCATTATGTGTGAGATTCAATCTAAAACTTTTATGAATCAAGTAGATAATGAAAACTTTACTAATGAAGACTCAAACGATGAAGTTTTTAAGTGTAGAGAATGTAATACTATTTCATATAAACGATTAATGTGTGATTGCAATAATGATAAAGCAAAAGAATATATGGATAATAATCCACACTCGCGATTATCTTTAAATCTTGTAAAATGTTATAAATGTAGTAATTGTTGGCATGGTTATAAACGTTGCGATTGCGATTCTTTAGAAGACACTACTGAAGAAGAAAATACTGAGGAAGAATTGGATAATGATTCTGACTATAATAAACATTATTTTGATGATTATGTTAAATGTTCAAATTGTGGTAATATTTGGGATGGTTGTGCTCAATGTAATTGCTGGGGTATGGCTAACTATAACACTTACGAAGACACTATTGAAGAAAATATTGAACCTAATAGTAATTAAATTATTTATAAAAACATAATAATTAATATAAATTAATAATTAATTATTATTTTTATTAATTTATATTAATTATTAATTTATATTAATTATTAATTTATATTAATTATTAATTTATATTAATTATTAATTTATATTAATTATTAATTTATATTAATTATTATTTTTATAAATTTAAAATTATAAAAAATTACCTATAATAATAATAAATAATAAATAAGTATTTATTTTTTTAATAGATATAGTTTTAATTATGACAGAAAAATCAATATGTATTCATATTTTTCGTAGAGATTATCGTTTAGAAGATAATACAACTCTTATAGAAGCTTGTAATACACACGATATTGTATTACCTATTTTTATTTTTACTCAAAAACAAATTGATAAAAATAAAAATCCTTATAGAAGTGATAATTGCTTACAATTCTTATGTTATTCTTTACAAGATTTAGATAAACAATTAAAAACTAAACATAGTAATTTAACGATATTTTATGAAAATGATAAATATGATGAATATAGCATTCTGGATACATTAATAAAACAACTAAATAATGTAAAAACGATATCATTTAATATGGATTATACTAATTATAGCCAAGAAAGAGATAATAAAATAAAAAAACTATGTGAAAAAAATAAAATAAATTGTTTATCATTAGATGATATATGTTTAAATCCTATTGGAACAGTATTAACAGGTTCTGGAACACCTTATACTAAATTTACTCCTTTTTGGAGAGCATCGTCACAAAAAGATATCAAAAAAATAACTCACAATAAACATACAAACTATTATAACAAAAATAATAAATCTAATTCTAATAATAAATTAATTACTGAACTATTAATAAAATTAGATAAATTAAGTGGTAAGAATCGTTTATTATTAACTATAGATGATATTATAAAACCAAATGGGTTAATTATGGGAAATTATAATGAAAACTTACCAGAATGTGGTGGTAGGGCTTGTGGTTTAAAGATATTAAAAAATATTAAAGAATGGAGTAACTATAATGATGAACGTGATAATCTTATCTATCAAACAACACATTTATCACCATTTAATAAATTTGGTTGTCTTAGTATAAGAGAAGTGTATTGGACTTTTAAAAAATTGGGTAAAGAAGGTGATGAGGGATTAATTAGACAATTATTTTGGCGTGATTTTTTTTATAATTTATCACATTATCATCCTGAAATATATACTGAAAAAGCTTTAAATCCAAGTTATAGAAATATAAAATGGAAAGAAGATAAAGAAAGCAAAGACAATTTTAAAAAATGGTGTGAAGGAAAAACAGGATATCCAATTGTTGATGCTGCTATGAGAGAATTAAATACTAATGGATATATGCATAATAGAGGACGTTTAGTAGTATCTAATTTTTTATGTAGATTGTTACATATTGATTGGAAATTAGGAGAACGTTATTTTGCTTCTCAATTATATGATTATGACCCAACTCAAAATAATTTTGGATGGCAAGTTAGTGGTTCTAATTCAAGTGGAACAACATCAAGACCACTTTCACAAACAATTATGAATCCTTGGATACAAAGTGCTAAACACGATAATGATGGTAAATATATAAAACAATGGATACCTGAATTAAAAAATGTTAAATCATCTCATTTACATAAATGGTATGACTATCATACTCATTATAATTTAACTGATAAAAAAGATAATGATAAAAAAGATAATAAAATTACAATTAATTATATTAAACCAATTGTGGATTATACAATTGAAAAAGAGAAAAATTTAAAAATGTATAAAACCTATTTAAAATAAAAAAATAGATAAAATACTTACAAAATGAAAAAAATAAATAAAAATTGATTTTTAAATTTAGATAATAATAAAGTATAACACCTGACAAGCCACACAAGCCACACAAGCCACACAAGCTCTACAAGCTCCACAAGCTACTATGTCAGGTTTTGCGCTCATCGACTGCTACGCTGATTTTTCAGGCCAACGCCAACGCTCTCGTGAAAAGAGTCGCCGACAAACTCGCACTTCTCTTACGACAGAGCAACGTGACCGGCGTATCAAGGAGCAATACGGCCCTGGCTGGAAGCGTTCTTCTACACCTACTATTTACGAGTAAGTAAATAGAAAAAAATTATTGAAATATATAATTTTTTTTCTTTTTTAAATAATTTTATTAATTTTTATAATTTTATTTAATAATGTTAATACAATATTTTATAAAACCGTTCATATGATAAATTATTATTTAGTTCATCATTATTTAATGTAACGCTACACCCACCAGCATCTAAACATGAAACATCATATTTATATATTTTATTCTGTAGTGCATATTTTATAATACTATTAATAGTATAATAATTTAAATAATCATTACAATGTAAATGTAGGCTCACTTTACTTAAATTATGTTTCATATCAATATTTAAATAATCAATAATATGTTTAAAATCACCAAAACTCATTTTACCACACGTATCAGATATACATACTTCATCAATAGCATCAATATTTAAATATTCATATAATTCATTAACTATGACATCATTATCTATTTTACCTGAAATAGGACAATATGATATACAAGACATATATACTTTTACATTATTAAACTTATTTTGATTTTTTAAATTATGAGATGTATTTACTGCTTTTGTAATATTATTCCGTGTTTCATAAAGTGATAATCTAACATTTTTTTCTTGAAATTTATTAGAAACTGATGACATAATTGAAATATTTTTAACATTTAAATTTTCTGCCATTTCTAAATGTTTTTCAGTTGGTGGAACTAATAAGTAAAAATTAGGATTATATACATTATTTTTTTTTATGTAATGTTTATTTGCGTGTTTATATAATTCGTGTGAATCTTTCATTTGTGGTAATACTTTTGGTGATACCAATGATCCAATTTCTAAAGAATCGGGTTTATATGTATCTATTATTCTATCTAACATTATTTTTTTATGTTTTAATGTATATGTAGCTGGTAATGTTTGTAATCCATCTCGCATAGATACATCAAAAAATTTAATATAGGGCATTGTTTTTCTTAAAGATGATATTAAATAAGACATTTTTAGTTTATAATTTTTAGTTTATGTTAATTTTATGTTAATTATAATTTTGATATAAAACTTATTATTTATTTAAATCAATTTTTTAATTAAACTTATTATTATTTTTTTATATTAAAAAAAATTATATTTATATTACTATTTTTTATATTAAATATAAATTATTAAAAACTAAAATAAAAAAATTAAAAATTTAAAAATGATTATATGAAAATTAAAAATAAGTATATGTTTTATAGTTTACTTAAAATATGTTTCACCTTTATTTAAAAAATTACCAAAATCTCTTATGTTAGATTGAATATATTCAAACCATTCAACAAGATTCTTATTTTTATACACTATTTCATTTCCATATTCATCAGTAATAAACTCTGTATGTTCATTATAAAAATCACTAAAATCTGTTCCATTAACAAATTTTTCATAATATAATTTTATATCTTGAATTATATTAATAGTTACTGTATTAGTTTCTTTATCTTCATAAAAATTTAAAATACCCATATTATATAAATCAGTTTCATCACATACACCTAAATGTTTTGCGTGAGGAGCTTTATAGTTTAATGGAACTTCATATTTTTCACAATCTTCAATAGAGCATTTTCTAAGATAACATTCGCCGTGATAGACACAATAAACTAACATTAAATTAATTCCATATAATTCATTATTAATATTATTTTCATTATTGTTTTCATTAATATTATAATACATATCTAACTTATTACAATTTTCAGGCATTATAGTTTAATATTTTACTTTATAATTAAATACACTTTATTATTATTAAAAAATGTATTAATCACATTTATACTTTTACTAATTTACTTAATTTTAATCAATTTTTTATAAAGATAAAGTAGGCATTACTATATTTTCAGGCATTATTGGTTCTTGTGAAACTAATGTTGGTAAAGGTGAAATCATTTCTGGTTCAGGTGGTGAAAGATTCATTGTGATAATAGGTTGTGATTCTAATTCAGTAACTGGTTCTTGTAATGTTTGTTCTATTTCAGGTTCATATTCTATAAACGGTGATTGTGTTGGTGCTGGTGCTTGTTCTTGTGCTGGTGCTTGTTCTTGTGCTGGTGCTTGTGCTTGTGTTGGGGCTTGTGTTGGGGCGGTGGATCCTTGTGTTGGTGAGGGGGCTGCTTGTGTTGGTGCGGGTCTATTGTGTGGTCTCTTATGATGTCTATTGTGTGTATTGCCCCACCAATACATTGGATTGAACCAATAATAGTCATCTTCATAATAATAGTCATCATAGTAATATGGGTCATTAATAATAATTTGTTGAACTTCGTTTCTATTGTTTCTATTGTTTCTATTGTTTCTATTGTTTCTATTGTTATTATTGTTTCTATTGTTATTATCGTGTTTTGTATTTTTATGTATTCTTTTATTACGTGTTATTAATAGTGTAATTAAAGTAAATATTATTAAAATACATACAACTAACATTATATATAAATGATTTTGTTTCATTTTAATTTTATTAAATAGCTCTGGATACCTTTGTTTTATTTATAAATTATTATTTAAAATGTTTATTAATAATAGTAAATATTTTAAATAATAATTATTTATATATAAATAATTTTATTATAAATTATTAGATTAATAAATTATTATAAATTAATAGATTAATAAATTATTAAATATATTAATAGTTATTATATAAATATAAAGATATAATATGATTACTAAAAATAAAAGAGTATCCAGAGCTATAAATAAAAATACTAAAAATACAAAAAAAAATAAAAATAAAAAAAATACAACTTTTAATATAAATAATTATACTTTATCTGAAGTAAGTGATGATGAAACTTATACACATTTTAAATCTCTAATAAAAAAATCTAAAAATTTATGTAAAGGTCAAACACAAGATGGAAAAAAATATAAAATTAGAAAATCAATACTTAAAGATATGAAATCATTAAAAAAAGATAATCATTATCGTATTTTATACATACATAATAATAAAGAAATAATAGCCTATATATCTACTAAATTATATTCTAAAAATGGAGGGTTTATGTTTATTCATAAATTATGCTCTAAAGCTGGAACAGGACAAGGACAACGTCTAATGACTATTATTTTAAATGATGCTAAAAAAAATTATGAAAAATTAAAAATTACATATTTATCATTAACAACACAAAATCTTGATATTGTTAATTATTATAAACAATTTAATCCAACACGAATTATAGAAGTAGATACACCAGGTTCAAAAGCACAAACACCAGAACGCTGTGCATATATGATATGGCAAGTTAGTCCTGATATGCCTTATTTGAATTATACTTAATTATAATTAATTATACTTAATTATCAAAATTTAAAGTTTTTGCAGATTTAGGAGCTTGATAAATACCTGCTTGAATTTTTTGTTGTTTTATCATATTTTCATTTTCTTTATATTCTTGCAGTTTCTTTTTTCTTTCTAATTTAATAGAAGGAGGGAATATAGGAACATTATACGGGTGAAGGATTTGATTGTCAGCCATTTTTTACAAAGTTGTAAGTTAAATTATATAAGTAATAATTTATTGTATAGTAAAAAGTATAGTATAATATATATATATTAATAAAAACAATTTTTTATAATTTACTAAAATTTTTAATCATTTTCTCAAATTGTTTATTTAATTGTCTATTTAATTGTTTGGCTTTTTTTTTCTTTTGATTTTTTGAATTACTATCTCTTTCAGGTTTAATATTTATTTTGTTTATTTTATTAACTTTTTTATTAATTTTACTCATTTTATTTTTTTTACGTTTTATAAATTATATTATTAATAAAAAAATTAAAAATTATAATCAATTTTTTATTATTTTAATTAATATTTATTCATTTTTAAAAATATGTTGACATTCACGTAAAAACCAAACAATACTATTATCAAGTTGTTTTTCTGAATCAAGAGCTTCACAAATTGTAATAATTTCATCTGCTTCTGTAAACATAAATCCATTTGGTTCATTAAAATTTTTAACCCATTGTTTTAAATCATTATTTTCATTTTTATTGAAAAAATCAAGAAAATTATTTAATATATTTTGTTGATATTGGTTGTTAATATAATCATTAGATACTGAACCCATTTTTATAGTATATAGTTATATAGTTATATAGTAATACTCTTTTTTATTAATTATATAAATATATAATTTAAAAAATCAATTTTTTATTTTATTTTTATTTTTTATAATGGTATTAATAAATTAGAATTAGTTTTCTTTATTTTTTCTTTTTTATCTATTTGTTCTAATTCTTCTAATTCTTTTAATTCTTTTAATACATTTAATTTTTCTAAGTCTTCACTATTTTCTATTTTTGTAAATTGTTCTATTTGTTTAACTTCTTCTAATTCTTCTAATTCTTCTAATTCTTCTAATTCTTTATTTAAGTCATCGTCTTCATAAATTTGTTGTAATGGTTGTTCCATAATAGATTGTATTGTATTATAATTATCTTGTTCTTCTTGTATGTCATCCATTAATTCTTCTATTTTATCAACATTTAAATCTTTATTTAAAGTATGTATTGCTTTATTACTTTTTGATAATGAATTTATTATATGTTTATTAAGAT